CAATATCACCTTTTGATCCTGAATAACCTAAAGTTCCTTTTGATCCTGTAAAACCAACTGCACCAGCAGCTCCTGAATCTCCTTTTGATCCAGTATAACCACCACCTGGTCCTTGAGCACCAACTGATCCTGTGAAACCTGCACCTGTTGATCCAGTAAAACCTAAACCTCCAGTATCTCCTTTTGATCCTGAAAATCCAACTGTACCAGCTGCTCCAGTATCTCCTTTTGATCCTGAAAATCCAACTGCACCTGTAGCTCCAATATCACCTTTTGATCCAGTGAAACCTGCACCTGTTGATCCTGTAAAACCAACGGCGCCATCCGAACCATCTGTACCGTCAACACCTTTTGATCCTGTGTATCCTGCACCTACTGATCCAGTGAAACCTACTGTACCTAGATCGCCTTTTGATCCAGTATAACCAACAGCACCTGCTGATCCAGTGTAACCTGCACCTGCTGATCCTGTATAACCTAAACCTCCGACTGATCCTGAATATCCTTGTGAACCGGAATAACCACCGGGTGAGCCTGCAACTCCAGCTGCTCCAGCTGATCCTGTGAAACCTGCTGTACCCGCCGATCCAGTATAACCTATACGCCCTAGGCCTACTCTTACTCCTGCGCCTTTAATTACTGGCATGTCTTAATTCTTATCCCCCTCATGTTAAGTCCAAGCATTGACTTTTTTTTGTAACTCTGTTATAGTATATTTATAAATAATCTGTAGTGAATTGATACTCAAAATAAAAAATTATAAATGATTTCTATCGCATTTTTAGATATAATTGGTCTTCCCTATGATGGAGACACTTTAAAGAAACGTGGCCTCGGAGGTTCCGAGTCTGCGACTATCTTAATGGCTAGAGAACTAGCCAAATTCGGTTTCAAAGTTACTATATTTAATAACTGTTTAAGTGATCCTAATCTTGCAAAAGAAGGTACTTATGATGGTGTACAATATTTAGATAATTCAATTTTAGACTATAAAAGTGATTTTAGATTTGATGTTGTTATATCTTTAAGAACAATCGTTCCATTTATACCAAGTACTTTATACAACCAATTCAAACAATTCAATCCTAGAAGGTATTCTGCAATAGCTCAAAATGCAAAATGGAAAGCAATGTGGATGCATGATACATTTGCAACCGGAGATCACTTATTAGAAAGCTTACTTGTAAACGGACATATAGATGAGATATTTACTTTGTCTGATTTCCATTCAACTTATGTTTTAAATTGTGACCATGGTAAAAGAAGAAACATGGAAGTATTAAAACATAAATTTTTTCAAACTAGAAATGGAATAGTAATGCATAGAAATGATGTTGATATAAGAAGAAAGGATCCTAACTTATACGTTTTCAATGCAGCTTACACAAAAGGTATGCACCCTTTAGTTGTGTCTATATGGCCAAGAATAAAAGATAAAATACCTGAAGCTAGATTAATATGTATTGGTGGTTTTTATACATTTAAGGGTGGACAAATGGATGCTCAAGGAAAAGAATGGACTATGTTGAAAGACAATCCTCGTCATAAAAATTTAGGTGTAACATTTACAGGCGTTATTAGACAAGATGAAATAGCAGATATATTGGCCAGAGCAAGTTATAAATTATTTCCAGGACAATTTCCTGAAACATTTGGTATATCATCTTTAGAGGCAATAGCATATAATACACCTATCATTGGTACACGTTTTGGTGCTTTAGAAGAAACAGCAGTTAGTGAAGCTTGTTATATGATAGACTATGCAATTGAACCAAACTCATTATTTACTTGGATTAAAAAAGGTGACCAAGTCACAAAATTTGTTAATACTGTAATGATGGCACATCATAATAGATATTTACACCAACAAAAACAATATGCTTGTAATCAAATTAAAGGTTGTGTTGGTTGGGATACGGTTGCCTTACAATGGAAACAACATTTATATAAAAAATTAGGCCATTACTTATCAAAAGAAGATTATAGAAAAGTAAGTCACATTAATTCTAGAGTCAGAAAAGTATTTGGAAGAAGATTTACAAATTTAGAAGAAAACTATTTACCAAGAAAACCAGAACAAAAGATAGTTATAATAACGCCTACTTATAACTCTGATAAATATATTGATAGATGTATTAGGTCAGTTATTTCACAAGACTATGATAATTATGAAATGATTGTAATTGATGACGCTTCTACGGATAATACGTATGACGTTGCCCAAAAATATGAAAGTGATAAGATAAAAGTTATTAGAAATGAAGTTAATAAAGGAGCTGTTTGTAACCAAATAGAAACTATAAGAAGATATTGCCAGTTTGAAAAGAAGTACAATACTAGAAATGCCAAAGATGATATAGTAATGTTTTTAGATGGTGATGACTCTTTTATAAATGATAATCAAATATTACAATATTATAATAACCTTTATGACGGCACTACAGAATTTTCATATGGATCATGTTGGTCAGAGGTAGATAAAATACCTTTAGTAGCACAAAATTATCCAGAAGAAATTAAACAAAAAAGAGAATATAGAAAATATAAATTTAATTGGAATATGCCATACACCCATTTAAGAACATTTAAAGCAGGTCTTTTAGATGACGTAGATGATAGTAATTTCCAAGATGAAAATAAAAAATGGTATAAAGCTGGCGGTGATGGTTCTATATTTTATACTCTAATTGAGAAAGCTGATCCCGCTAAAATTAAAGTTGTATCAGATATAGTATATAATTATAATGATATAAATCCTCTTAATGATTATAAAATTAACAGTGAGGTACAAACAAAAAATGCAAATAGGATAATTAGACAATGAAAAAGATATTAATAGCCATACCAACAAACAAGTACATAGAACCATCAACATACAAAGCAATATATGATCTTATTATTCCACAAGGATATAAAGTTGAATTTCAATTTTTCTTTGGATATCAAATAGACCAAATAAGAAATCTAATAGCACATTGGGGAGAACATTATGATTATTTGTTTTCTGTAGACAGTGATATATCTTTTGAAAAAGATACGTTAGTTAAATTATTAAAACATGATAAAGATATTGTTTCAGGTCTTTATATTCAAAGAATACCAGGAACTCACTCTTTAGAAGTTTATGAGGCTAAAGAAAATGGTGGCTCTAAACGTATTCCTTGGGAAAGAATTAAAAATCTTCCTTTGGTAGAGATAGTAGCCTGTGGTATGGGCTGTGCTCTAATTAAAGGTCATGTATTAAGAAAAGTTGGTTATCCTTATTTCACATATCATTCTGCATTAGATCATAAGAATACAGTATCCGAAGATGTTGATTTCTGTAGAAAGGTAAGAAATAATGGTTTCAAAATTTTTGCTGATACTACAATACGTTGTGAACACACAGGAGCAAGTACATATAAAGTAGGAGAAGTCCAAAGCAACAAACCATTGATTGAGGAAGAGGTACGAGCACCTATTCAGGTAGGAGCTCCAAAAGCTACAGCTGTACCTGCACCTATACAAAAAACAAATTTACAAAAAACTGCCAATCTTTCCAAGGCAAAAACTAGATATGATGATAGTACATCTAAAAAAGTAAAAAGAACTTATCCAGGTATTGATCCTAAAACTGGTAAATATGCATTAGAAGTAAATGAAGGAGAGAAATTTACAGGCGATAGTGTAGAGTATACTTCATTAGCAGAAGCAGTACAAAGTTTAAAAAATCCTATTGGTGCTAGTGTAGAACTTGGCGTTAGATTAGGATTAGGTAGTAAAACTATTATAGACGCATATAGAAATTTTCATCCTAACATTAGATTAAATCATTTAGGTATAGACCCATATGGCGATATTGACTATGCAGCTTCTGATAGTGTATTGGCAAGAAAGTTTAACTATGATAACTTAATGAAAAAGACAACATTAATAAACTTTGCTGAAGAATATCCAGAATTTCATCTAGTTAATTTTGAAGATACAGAATTTTTTAATAGATTTAGTGATGGTTATCCTGTTTATGAAGAAAAGAAACATATGATAACTCATTATGAACTTGTACACTTTGACGGTCCACATGATACTAGAAGTGTTATGAGAGAAGCCGTTTTCTTCAATCAAAAAAAAGCAGATCAAACATTTTGGATATTTGATGATATTTCAGGTTTAAGATGGAGTGTTTTAGATGGCTTTATGGGAAAAGCAGGATTTAAACTTGTTAAAAAAGGATTGAATAAAGCTGTATACGAATATAATATTTAAAAAGCTTTTACTACAGACGGAGTCACAACAGCAATACCCTCTAATAAACGAGTAACCGTACTATCAGCGTGAGTAGCGACAACGTCAAATACCCAACGGCCTGGTGATAATGCTTTTGTTTGATCGGCAGTTAAACTTACAGTTACCACACCTTCTGTTGGATTATCAACAGTACATGAAAATACTGTCCTAGGATACGTAGTTGCATATCCCTTAGCCAACTTACCCACCATTGTAAAACCAGTAAGATCGTAATCTGTACCGTCAGCATTAGTGACTTCTAGGTCGTAAGTAAAATTAGAGCCTTGATCTATTGTTAAATTTGCTATTCCTGCCATATCACTATTTATAATGGAAATTTGTTAAGATTGTATGTGTAATTCGTTTTTCTTTTTAGGGTGTTCAAATCCAATTGATCTTCTATCTTCATTAAGTTTATCAGATTTATATCTTTCAATTTTTTCAAGACAGTGTTCTTGGAATTGGTAACCTAGTTCAACTCCTAATTCATATAGTCTTATAAATCTTTCAAATCTTATATCAAAATCAGAGTTTTTATTCTTCCATTTAAAACCAAACTCACTATCAAATAACTCTCTATGTTCAAAATCTAATGGAGTATTTTTAAAAGTCATCATCACGTGGTGAGATATACTTATTAAATGTGAATACTTTTTATAATCTCTCAAAAGTTGTAGAGTATCTTCAAACATTTTTTCCGTTTCCGTAGGATATCCGACAATAAGTAAAAACTTCATAGTAATATTCCGTTTTCCGAGGTTGTCAACAAAGTATTTTATATCTTCGTTTGTAAATTTCTTTCTCATATGATTTCTAACTTCTTCATTACCTGACTCTAAACCCATTTCTAAACCATTGCAACCAGAATTTTTTAAATTATCAAAGTCTTCTTGTGAGAAAGTCTTTTGATCTCTTACAATAAACTGTGCCTCCCATTTAATCTTTTTAGGTCTGCTAGATAACTCTCTACATAAATCTCTAAAATGTTTCATAGAGCCGTTAATTAATGAATCTGAAAAGTGTATTTTATTTGTACCTGTTTGTTCAGAAACATGGTGCATTTCATCAGCGATTTTCTTACCTGTCTTCCATCTAAATTTAGGCCATATACTTGCAACATCACAAAAGGTACAGTTACGAACACAACCTCTTGATCCTGATATTACAAATTTCCTATAATTTTGATGTTGTATTACGTCTGAATAATCTGGTGGTGGTAAGTCTTCTATGTTTTCAATTTGTACTGGTTTTTTTCCGTTGATACCAGGATAATCAAAGTTGCCATTTAAAAATTCTCGTAAGGCATACTCTCCTTCTCCTGTTATATAATATTTTGTAGGCCAATCTATATCAACTCCTGATCCACCATAAAATGTATTTTCAAATCTTTTACCTAGATTTAAACCATCTTCTTTTTGCATAAAAGAAAATACTGATATGCCTAACCATCTAAAATTGTATTTGTTTATTTCTTTTTGAATGTTGTCTAGTGTATCATACATATGACCATCAACAACTTTAATTTTAAATCCTAATGGTTCTAGATACCCTTTTAAAAAAGATGGACCAGGTGCCGGTTTAGATTTATCCATTCCTGGTAGTGACGTTATAACAGCGTCATATAATATATTTTCTTTAATCACTTCTCCTGCTCTAGGCCATCTTTCTTCAGCCGTAGGAAATCTATCAGTCACTTGGTAAAGCTCCAACTATATGTGTTCTTAAACAATCTTTAGAACAATTTAATGCTGTATGAAATTTTGTTGTGTCAACAACATATGCCTCTCCTGTGGCTGGCAAATGTATTCTTTCATTATCAACTAATAAAAAACAATGTTCATGTGTGTTTACTGGTATGTGTAATCTTTTTGTTAAGTCAGCATGCCAAAGATAACATGCTTTAGGTTTCATTTTCATTATCCTTGTTCGTAATAAATTATGGTCATCCATGATAGCGTTGATATAAGGGAGATCAAATAGCGGAACATTATACAAATGTTCAGCATTATCTATTTCATATCCCTTACCAGCGCCTGCTTGGGGATCCATATCCTTGGAATCACCTTGTAAATATATTTGTTTACCATACTCTGGTAAACTTTCCACTTCTTTTTTAATTCTTTCTAAATCGTATTGATAAGTTTTCATGCTTTACTTCTAACTAGTTTATCTTTGGCTGCTAGTTTCAATTTTTTTAAGGTTCTTATATCCGCCCAACTTTTTGGACCTCTTCTGATTTTTCGTTTCACTTCGGCTTCATTAACTTGTTTTTTTAATTCTTTATGTTTTTCTTTTATCGTCATTTGGCCTCCATTCTCTATACAAGTATTTATACGCCTTATAAATATGTCCAGGTTGCCAAAAATAGAAAAAAATGTTAATATAATATATGACCAGATTAAATATAATTGTCACAAGTAAACCTGGAGATGGACTATTACACTATAGTTATGAACAATGTAGCTATTTAAAAAAACTAGGAATTGACGCAAGAGTTGTTGTAATACCACACCCAAAATATTCAGAAGAATCTTATATAACTGCAATGTCAGAAAAGTATATAAATTATGAACCTATGTATTTTGATTATGAAGAAAAGGAAAAAGAAGTCAATTTAATTATGGGTAGAAGTATGTTAACTCTAGCATATAGGAGTATTAAAGATTACGATAAAGATACACAATTAACTTTACGTTTATTATTTAAACTACCTCTTATATCTGTTTATTCAGAAAACCACCCAAAAGATTATCCATTAGCATTAGAATTTTTTAAACCTAAAAAAGTAATTGACTTATGCGACCACGAAGTTTATACCAATGGTGTAGGTAGACAATTTGAAAAAATTATTAACTATAGTATATACAAACCTATAGTAAGAGATATTAAGTTTAGGAATTTATTTTTAGGCACAAATGAAAGTTATTATAAAGAAATAAAAAAATATATTATTAAATATGCAAATCATGGTATCTTGGCATACAAAGATAAGTATATTGATTATAATTTAAATCACGTATTTGTACCTGTAAAAAATTTATTAGGTATGTTTGATACTTACGTTTATACTAAACATACTTTTGATCCGGCACCAAGATTAATGCAAGAGTGTCGTTTCTTTGGAATGAATTTTATATATGCAAGGGATTGGAATATTAAAGACGGAGGACCTGTTTACTATAAAAGGCCTGCTAACTGTCTTACTGATCCTGTTAATAAACCAAATATAGAAGTAATTATAAAGGCAATGAATGACATACTTTAAAACAAGATCATGGGTAAATGTGGATTCTTCTCATAGATGTCCTTTAGAATGTCCTAATTGTCAAAGACAAACAGCATTTACATTTAAAGGTAAAGTGGTTCATGGCCGAGATTTAAAAATGGATGAAATAGAAAAATTAGCAAAACATTTTAAGTCTTTTGTTTTCTGTGGACAGTTATCTGATCCAATACATCACCCTAAATTTCCTACAATATTAAATAGATTACATGAACTTGAAATACCGGAAGTTTTAGTACACAATGCCTCTACAGCAAAACCTATGGCATGGTACATTAAATCTTGGAAAGCAAATCCAAATGCTTTGTGGACTTTTGCGTGTGACGGTTTACCTAAAGATAGTCACAAGTATAGGAAAAATCAAAACGGAGAAAAAATGTTTGAAATAATGAAAGAGTCAATTAAACATTTAAATACAATACCAATATGGCAGTTTATAATATTTAATTATAATGAAAATGATATAGAAGAAGCTAAGATTATGGCTAATAGTAATGGAATAGATTTTCTGTTAACACAATCTTCCAGATGGAAAGATAGAGACGGAAAACCAGACCCATTGTTACCAACAGGAAAATATAAACCAGTATTAAGAAATAAATTACCAGGCAGGAGATTATATGAAGAATATTAAATTAAGACCTCGCTGTCTTCCTAATCCAGATGATCCAAATCATGTAGAACAGCCTTTAGCAATAAACAATAGAGGTTATTTGTTACCTTGTTGTTGGTGTGATGAAAGAGTTGTGACTAATAGTGAAAAGTTTAAAAAAATATATGACGTAAGTAAACTTGAAAACTTTGATACAGTTGAACAGTTAATGGATCAACCAGAATGGAAAGAATTTGAAAATGATTTAATCAGAGCTAGAGACGTAGGAGATAATCTAGAAAAAATAAATGGTGTCTGTATTCATCACTGTAAAGAAAGAGAAGAAATAGATAAGATAAAAGTAGAAACAACATTTAGAGACGGAAAAGAACTAAAGAAAGAAACGAAATAGTGGAAAGATATTTTAAAAAAAGACGTAGGTTAAATTTAGATGTGACCCATAGATGTCCTCTTGAATGTCCTAACTGTCAAAGACAAACATCGTTTACCAATGATGGTTTGGTACCTCATGGACGTGATCTAACGTTAGATGAATTAGATATGATAGCAAAACATTTTGTAGATATTGGTTTTTGTGGACAGTTATCGGATCCTGTACATCACCCTAAATTTAATGAAATAATGAAAATGCTTAAAGATGTGCCAGAGGTTTTTGTTCATAATGCAGCTACAGCTAAACCTATATCTTGGTATATTAAATCTTGGCAGGCAAATCCAAAAGCAGTTTGGATATTTGCTTGTGATGGTCTTCCTAAAGACAGTCATAAATATAGGAAGAATCAAGATGGTATAAAAATGTTTGAGATAATGAAAGAGGCCAAAAAACACTTATTGAGTACACCAGTGTGGCAATATATTAGATTTAAATATAATGAAAACGATATTGAAACAGCAAAGAAAATGGCCGAAGATGAAGGATTAAGTTTTATACAAATAGAATCTTCAAGGTGGTTGGGTGATGATGATCCTTTTAAACCTACAAACTCATTAAAATCAAAGGCGGCTGTTTACAAAGGTACAACTAAATGAAATTAAAACCTAAATGTTTACCTGATCCAGATAACAAAGACTTTCAACCTATGCCTTTGGCAATAGATAATAGAGGTCATTTAATACCTTGTTGTTGGTGCGATCACCCTAAAACAACAACGTCTGAATTATATAAACCTCTTTATAAAGTTAGTAAGCTTAAAGATTATAATAGTATAGATGAAATACTTGATACGAAAGAATGGAAAGAATTTGAAGATGATCTAGTCCAGGCTAGAGATATAGGAGACAATATAAATAAAATTAATCAAACTTGTCTCTTTCATTGTAAGGCAAGAAAGTCAGATGACAATATAAAAATTGAAACTTATTATGAAAAAGGTAAAGAAGTAGCAAAGGATATTAAATAATGGACGCATGGAAATTTGAATATGAATTAGATAAAGAGAACTATACTAAACTCTTTGATGAATGTATGAAAGAAGATCAGGAACAAAATATAGAGTTTCTGGAAAAAACAATTAAAGATATAATACCAAGAAAATATGCTGTAGCTTGTCAAAACGGTACAGACGCTTTAATGTTTTCTTTAAAATGTTTAGGCATAGGACCAGGTGACGAGGTATTAACAACTAACTTTTCTTGGATATCCACTGCCTCTTGTATATCTATGGTAGGT